AAGTACCCAAAGAAGACATATTAGCGATATATTTCTTCTATTACATAAAAATTAAAAAGAAACCGGATTCAATTTGCATTCTAAACACTAATATGGATGAAATTGTAAACAAGAGTACGAAAAATGGGGTAAAAATTAATAGTTATTTATGTGAGAAATACGCATTAGATTCAGATGCTTTGAGTGAATTCATGTTTAAGAAGTATGGCATAGCTAATGTACTTAGAAATGTTTATGTTCACCAGGAAGGTTTTGCTAATTTGATAAACAGAGTAGTTTTTAGTTATTTGACTAAATCCTATGGATATTCTGATAATCAGAAATTTCACGATTCTGATGAATATATTAACCTAAGGAAATACTTCCACGAGAAATATAAAGAACTGAAAGCTAATCAAAAGAATAGTTCCAAACTTGTAAATGAAGTTGCACTATTCAAACTTTGTAGCTTCTATTTTGAAGATGCGATTTATCAATACAGACCCAAATGGTTGGGATTAAAATCGATCGATATATATATTCCTCAACTATCCATAGGCATTGAATACCAAGGGGCTCAGCATTATGAAAAACAATTGGCATATAGTCAAGATCACGATCAGTTCAAGAAAAATAAGGAACGTGACGAAATGAAGAAAAACCTGTGCACCGAAAATGGAGTGCTTCTGATATATTGGCCTTATTCAAAGAAGATAACTGCATTCGAACTATATAAAATAATAAAGCAAGTTACTAATGTGGATTTTACTCCGATCTTCGGCAGTATTGACAGTAAAATCGCTTTTAAAGAAATGTGTGACTATAAAAAATCTTTAGATAGGTAGCAAATGCACATAAACAATCGGTGTGGAGTTTAACAGAAAGTTATCTTCCAACATTGAGACTGTTTTTTAATTTGATATATTTGTATAATTGGTGAAAAGGGGGAGTGCATGATCTTAAAAATAAAAGTTTACAAGATAAATTGCTGATAAATTTGCATTGATTTGATTTTGTGTGATGTTTATACTAATGCCAATATAGAGGGGGTATATTAATGATGACTTTATCCGAGCTTTTAATGTTATCTACCGTTAGATTAACAAATTCATCTGGCCATATTGGGACAGGGTTTTTCTTTGAGTATAATATCGAAGGAAAAACAGTGCCCGTACTGGTTACCAATAAACACGTTATTCTTAATAAAAATTTAGAAAGAGTTAATTTCAAGCTGAATAAAACCATTGATAATGTAACTTCAAACGGTTTTATCGACATCGAATATAATGCTGAGTGGAACTTAGAAAGTCAGTATGATTTGTGCTTTGCATACGTCGGAGAATTATTGAGTAAACTTAAAGAAGAACACGGGATTAAACCATTTAACTTCATAATTAACGAAAGCTTAATCCTTGATGAAAATGGCTACAAGGAACTCGATGCAATTGAAGAGGTTATCATGATCGGATATCCAATAGGTCTAGCAGATGAATATCATAATTTGCCAATAGTTAGGAGCGGTATAACTGCATCACATCCGTTTAAAGATTATTCTGGTAAGAAAATTGGATTAGTTGATATGTCATGTTATAGAGGTTCATCAGGTTCTCCAATCTTTATTTATAATCGAGGTGAATATAAAACGAGGTCGGAACATTTCATTGGGAAATCGCGATTAGTTTTGCTAGGTATATTATACTCTGGCCACACATATTCAGAAGAAGGTATAGTAAAAGTAATGGAAGTTCCAACTTTACACCAACTAATATCTAGCACTAAAACCATGATAAATTTAGGATTGTATGTTAAGTCGACTGAGTTAATTGAACTAAAAAAATATGTTTATGAAGACCTATCTAAAAGTGGTCTTATAGATTCAAAGGATAAGTAGAATGGAAAAAATACGGGAATATCCCAAATACTTGTATCACTATACTACTTTAGAAACCCTGGCACTAATTCTTAAACATAGGACTATCAGATTTAATAAACTCACAAAAACTGATGATCTTGAAGAGGCCATGACAGGTGACTTGAGTAACTTGGGTCGATTTCTGTTTGTTAGTTGTTGGACAGATTCAGAACAGGAGAGTATACCTCTTTGGCATATATATTCAAAAAACTTATGTGGAGTGAGAATTAAACTACCATTTATACCATTTAAAGATTATATGCCTGAGTATTTCAACGATCCTAGATTTAATCGCGAAGGAGTAGATAAACCAGAAGATATTAAGTTTAAGCTATATCTACCTATAGAGTTGTCTTTCAATGACTCCACTCTGTTTACGGCTTTTTTTGATAAGAACAGTGAGCAACAAAATCTATTCAAGGTTGAATATACAGATGATCCTGATTTGCTTCTACCCAATGTTTTTACTCAAAACGAAGAAGGAGTTTCGATAGATTTCGGCACTGTTGGCAAATTCAAAAGGTCTTGTTGGGATTTTCAAAATGAATGGAGATATAGAATTCAAGCAATCCCATTGAGCACTATAAAATTCCAAAATCCAAATATTGCGAAACAAGAATTATCAGATTGCATCAATAAGATTATGAATGGATATGAAATCCCGATAGATTACATTGATCTAACAATTGATGACAAGTCATTTTATCAAATGGAAATCACGAAAGGACCAGGTTTTTCAGAAAGCCAAAGCATTCTACTAGATGCGATAGCACAGAAATATAACCCACAAGCAACTATAATCGAAAGTGTGTTAAGGGGTAAAATTATCAGTAAATAATGACTTCGGTACTTACCGGAGTTTTTTAATGTGCTAACTTGTCTGTATAGAGGTGTGAGATGGCCAAGAGTAAATGGGATCAAGTCCAATCAAAGATACATCTTGTCGAGAAGTGGGCAAGAGATGGTTTGCGTGAGGATCAGATCGCCAAAAACCTTGGTATATCGGTTACCACCTTGGAAGTTTATAAGAAGCAATACCCGGAGGTTGTTAAGGCTTTAAAAAAGGGGAAAGAAACCCTGATCACTGAACTAGAGAATGCTTTGATCAAGAAAGCCTTGGGATATGAATACGAAGAGAAGAAAGTCTATACCAAAAATGAGAATGGTAACTCTGTGACTTATACCGAAATCACCAAGAAACATCAACCACCGGATACCGGAGCGTTGTTTGGCTTACTGAAGAACAAAGACCCTCAAAACTACTCGGACAATCCCCAGATGTTGCAGCTTAAACGTCAGGAGTTAGAACTGCGTGAGCGATTAGCGAAAGCAGAGGAGTGGTAATGAAACCATATCAAACCTTATCAGACTTCTATAAGAGTCATGAGTGGCGAACCTTAAGACAATCACTGATGATTCAGCGCAGCCATCCGGCAAAAGGGTTGTTGTGTGAGCACTGTAAAGAAGTGATCTTGAAGGACATTGATTGTATTGCACATCATATCAAAGAACTTACACCAACCAATGTCCATGATGCGACCATCGCACTGGACCCAGGCAATATCCAATTGGTTCATCATCGGTGTCACAATGCCATCCATGAACGATTCGGATATACATCTGTACAAAAGGTCTATATCGTCTATGGTCCACCGTTATCCGGCAAGACCACGTATGTACGAGCAAGTAAAGGACGCAAAGACATTGTCTTAGACCTTGATGAACTATACCGAGCGATCACCTTGTTGCCAATGTATGAGAAACCCAATGAACTAGCAACCAATGTCTTTCAACTAAGAGATATCTTACTGGATCAAATCAAAACAAGAACCGGCAAATGGTCTCAAGCGTGGATCATCGGTGGCTATCCCAACTTCGTGGAGCGAGAACGAGTCGCTCACCAACTCGGTGCGGAAATCATCTTCATCGAAGCGACCCAAGAAGAATGTATCCAACGATTACTTAATGACAGGGATAAACAGTTTGTCCAACAGGACTGGCTGAATTATATCCACGATTGGTTCCTGAAGTTCTCTCCGACTCCCCCCCGGTCTGAATTTCAGGGAACCGAATCGGGAACTGGAGAGGGGACATCGGATGCACGCAGACCGAAATTTTGACATTTTCCCCCAAGTTTTCGAAAAAACCGTGAACGAAAAAGAGAGCAAAGAAACTTCCGGAAAGGATGGACATGACTGAACTAGAGAAACTCAATGAAATCTTTCGGAAAGTAGATCCAGACAAGCAAAAGTTAGTTGAGAAACTACTGTGTGATGCTGCCTTTCTATCTGAGCAAAATGACCAGTTGCGAGCATCGATCGAAGTGACCGGAATGGTTAAATTTCATCCCACCAATCCCAACTTACAGAAACCTACGGAAGCTGCCAAGCAGTACTTACGCAATTTACAAACCTATTCCGTTGTGATCAAGACACTGAACATGATATTTACGAAGGACACCATCGAAGAAGAAGATGAATTTGAACAATTTCTTCATCAACCGTCCGATGATGAGTCGTGAGTTATCTTGAGCAATATGTTGCAGCCATCGAATCCGGTGAGATCATTGTTGGCCAAGAGTTAACCACCGTTCTTAAGCAGCTGATCAACGACTTGCAGGATGAACGATATCGATACGACATCAAACGAGCGCATCGACGTATCGCCTTCATCGAACGGTTTTGTAAACATACCAAATCCCCGTTTCATGGAAAACCCTTCCTGTTGGAATTGTGGGAGAAAGCCTTCATCGAAGTGGTTTATGGATTTCTACGACGATCCACCGGCAAGCGACGATTCAAACGAGTCATCCTGCTGATCAGTCGTAAGAATGGTAAGTCAACGTTAACTGCCGCGCTAGCCTTCACCGAAATGATGATGGGCAGTGGCGGTTCTGACATTGTTTGCTCCTCCAATGACGATGCTCAGGCATCCATTATCTTCCTTGAAATCGGTGCCATGCGAGAGATGTTTGACCCCGCGAGCAAGCGGACCCACAAGAACTTGCGCTGGATCATCAACAAGAAGAACCGAAGCAAGGTCTTCAAACTCTCCGAAAAGACCCACAACAAAGAAGGCTACAACATTGAGTTTGGCATTCTGGATGAGTCCCATGAGATGAAAGACAACTCAATTGCCAAACCGATCGAGCAATCGCAATCCACCAAAGAAGAGCCGCTGTTTGTTAACATCACCACTGAGGGATTCGTTAATGACGGTTACCTCGACCGGGAACTTCAATATGCTCGACGAGTCATCCAAGGAGAATACGAAGATGATACCTTGTTGGCTTGGTTGTATACCCAGGATAGCGAAGCGGAAGTCTGGCAGGATGAGTCCAGCTGGAGCAAGTCCAACCCATCCCTGGGGATCATCAAGAAAAAGGATTACTTACGAGAACAGATCCGAAAAGCCCGCCTGGATAAAGGCGATCGGATGTATGTCTTAGCCAAAGACTTCAACATTAAACAGAACAATGCGGAAGCTTGGTTGATGGAACAGGATTACAACTACTCCGCAAACTTTCGGATGGAAGACTTCATCGGAAGCATTGCTTTGGGAGCCGTCGACTTATCCGAGACCACCGACCTGACTTGCGCGAAGATCCTGCTGATGAAAAAAGGGGACCCTACCAAATACATCGCGACCCGCTACTTCATCCCGGAAAGCAAAGTCAAACTGGGAACCATCGAAGATAAGAAAGACTATCTTCAATGGGCCAAAGAAGGTCTGATTGAAATCAACGAAGGTAACGAGGTCGACTTATCTAAAGTGGCCAAGTGGTTTCTCGAATTATTCAAACAATACAAGATCCGGACGTATCGAACCGGTTATGACAACCGCTTTGCCAAGACTTGGTTGAGTGCGATGGAAGGGTATGGACTGGATACCGAACGGGTTGATCAGAGTCGATTCATCCTCTCCAATCCGATGAAACTATTGGAAGCGGACTTGAAATCACGACTGGTGAACTACAACGATCACCCCATCGATCGCTGGTGTCTAAGCAACACCTCGATCAAGATTGATAACCTAGGACTGGTCATGCCGGTCAAAGTGAACGACATCCGCAATCGACGAATCGATGGTGCGGTGACATTGATTATCCTGTATGCGATGTGGCAACGATATCGAACAGAATTTCTGGAAATGCTGAGGTGAAGCAATGGGATGGTTTGATTCCGTCAAAGGCATGTTTAATAAACCCAAAGAGGGAGTTTCGCAGCTGGCAATGGTCAATGGGAACACTCCCATCTACTCACAGTTTGGACAAAGCGTCTTTGCTAGTGATGTTGTCCAACAAGCCTTGGGTTGTATTGCCCAGGAAATCAGTAAGCTGACTCCCAAGCATGTGCGCTTTGATCGCAGTGGTCTTCAAACCACCGTTGTAGGTTCGCTCAATGACTTGTTGGAGTATGGTCCCAATGAATGGATGACCACCAAAGACTTTTTGGAGAAGATCACCTGGCAGTTGTTCCTTAACTACAACGTCTTCATGTTACCCCTAAAAGAAGTCTCTCCCGATAGTGAAAGTGGCATCCCGAAGATTCGAGCGATCTACCCATTGGATCCTCAACAAGTCACCTTCGTCATCGATGGGAAAAATGAGTTGTATGTCGAGATGATCTTCGCCAATATGGAACGATTGACGCTGCCCTACAAAGACTTGATTCATTGGCGTTACCGGTATTCGGTCAATCCATTTATGGGTGGTAACCTCAATGGACAACCGGATCATTCCGCCTTGTTACAGACGGTAGATATCAACCACAAGCTGCTTCAATCCATTGAAAAATCCGTGAACTCCTCCATGCAGATTTACGGAGTCATGAAATACAACACGATTTTGGATGAGGATCATATGAAGGCAGAAATCCTACGATTTGAAAAGATGCTCTCGGAAAATAAAAACGGGATCATCGGTGCTGACTTAAAATCCGAATACATACAAATCAAGCCGGATCCAAAGATGGTCGACACCGACACCTTGGCATTTATTGACTCAAAGATCCTGCGACATTATGGCGTACCCTTACCGATATTGACTGGAGACTTTACTCCGGAGCAATATCAAGCCTTCTATGAGAAGACCTTGGAACCGTTGATTCTATCCCTCAGCCAAGTCTTTACCAAAAGCTTATTCTCGATGCGAGAACTGCAATTTGGTAATAAAGTCGTCTTCTATGCCAACAACTTGCTGTATATGGGATTGGATAAGCGGGTAGCGGTTGGAGAACTTCTAGGAAATCGAGGAGCTTTGACCAACAATGAACTGCTCGCACTCTTTGGATATCCTCCCTATGAGGAAGGTAATAACCGACTGATGTCCCTCAATTATGTCGATGTCTCCATCGCCAAAGAATACCAAATGAGCCTACCTAAAAACAACTCGGAGGAAAACGATGAACCCAAACCTTAACACACAGCCCATCTGTCGCTCCTACCAATCAGACTTTCAACTGGATGGTAACAAAGTCCTAGGGTTGGCTGCGGTGGTTGAAAGTCGCACCAATATCGGTAACTTGTTTATCGAAGTCATTGAGCGAGGGGCTTTTGATTCGACGGATCTAACGGATGTACTCTTCTTCGTTAACCACGATATGAGCAAGATTCCCTTGGCACGAAGTCGACGCAACAATGGCAACAGTACGATGTTGTTGAATGTGGATGAGCGAGGGTTGAACATGGAAGCCACCTTGGATATCGAACATAACACCGATGCTAGAGCCTTAGTCTCTGCCATCAAGCGCAACGATATCACTGGGATGTCGTTTCTGTTCACTGTCAAAGAAGACAGCTGGGAAAATCTCAATTCGGATTTACCCACACGACGTATCAAGAGAATTGGCCGGGTACGTGAAGTATCCGCTGTCAATTTTCCCGCATATGAAGAAACTGAAATTCATGCACGAACCAACGACTCACTGGAGTGTGAGCGACAAGCATTGGACAATGCCCGTGCACAAGGAGTGGATACTCAACAACGCTGTGAGATGTGGCGTTTAAGAAATGCGATCTTAGCCAAGAAATGAGGAACCATGAATAAAGAAAAACTGAATGAATTGCTGAAAAACAAGCAATCCAAAATCGATGAACTCATCGCACGCTCGATGTCTTCTGAAAAAGTCGAAGAACTGCGATCGATCCATCAAGAATTGACGGACGTCAAAAAAGAGATGGAAGACTTGCGCAGTCTATTGAACGACATCGAAGCGGAAGAAGCTCGAATGAAAACCAA